GCTAGCTTGTTCAGCTAAATCGGCATCTAAACGTGCTTCTAATGCTTCTGTGTCTAATGATGCTTGCACCCATCCTATCACATTTTCTTCTGTAAGGCTGTCGTAAGCTGTGTAGCCCTCAACAGATGAATCAGGAGTAAAGCTGACACTGCCATAGCTACTAGCTACATAATCGCCTGATGTTTTACTTACTCGCCAGTGCGCTACCTTCACGCCACCGTCTGTATTACTTTCTAATGATGATATTGTAAAGTTCATTGTTTTACCTCAAGTTAAATTGCTGCAATTATAAATGCTAAAAGTTCAGGGTAACGTATACCCAGTCTAGTTTTTTCTACTGCACCTTCTGGCGCATCTTGTATATATTCTTCACCTTCGTGTTCCCACCAAGTAGTGCTTATAAACATAGCGTACTTACCTGCGTCTAAACCTTGAGCGGTAAATGCGTCCTGTAAGTCCTGAGCAATAATACCAAAGTGTATTCTAGCATCATCGTTTTTTTCTTCTACTGCATCAATCCATCTAAACTTACGAAGCAAACCTTTAGCAACTACAGCTACTCTACTTTCTGCATCAGAAAGTTGTTCTATGTCTTGCTTTTCATTACGGTCTGATGTTTGGATAGTACCATTAGTAGCATACACATCGTCAAAACGGTTAGTAGAACTACCTAAGTCTACTTGATTATCTTTGAAGTCTCCTATTTGATTACAAGGCTGTACCCTGTGGCTAGAAAACTGTGTAGTAGCTAAAAGCCCACAACCTGCTCCTGCAAAGAAATTACCACTGCCGTATTGCACATCTGTATATCCGAGACTACCCCTGAAATTAGTATTCGCATAAAAAGTTATCATGCGACCATCTTGAGTGCCGAGAGTATTTGTGTTTTGTATTCTAAATATTTCGCCTTCTTCTTGAGTTTTAGGATGAGCAATGTGTAATTTTGTTACAGGTGCTGTTGTTCCTAATCCTAAAAGTCCGTTTGAGTTGATACGCAACCTTTCTGATCCGCCAGTTGTTAAGGATAATGTGTTTAATCCTGCAAGGAACATTCCAGTATCCGTATCGCTACTAAAAGTATGTGATGGTGATGCCACTAACCCATTTACTGTTTTTACTACACCTGTAGCAGTGATATTACCTTGTACATCTAGCTTTTCAGTAGGATCATTAGTGCCTATGCCGACATTTCCATTTTCATCTATTCGTACCTTTTCTGTACCGCCAGCTATTATAAAACAATCATCTCCTACAGCACCTATTGCAGCAGGTGTGACGTCAGCAGATGTTGCGTCCCTAAAAAGGATATATGAGCCTGTTGCATTACTTTCAAAAGTTCCTGAGGCAGCAGAACTTCCGCTATATATACTTAAAGCAGTTGCATTGGTGCTAGTACCAACTTGTAAACTTGTTGTTGCTCTAATAGTTCCAGATACATCTAGCTCAAAACCAGGATCGGTAACGCCTATACCTACTTTACCGTCTGAGTCAATACGCATCCATTCATTAGACGAATCGCCAAAGGATAACTTTTCTCCAATGCCAGTTTTAAATGTCCAAGTTGGATTAGCAACACTTTGGTCAGAAGTGACTATGTCTAAAAGACCGCCACCACCTGTTTGCATTCGAATGAGAGGAACACCTGTACCTATGTTATTACCTAGTATTGACAATCTAGCAAAAGGACTATCAGTGCCTATGCCGACTTTACCACCTGCTGTAACAACCATTTGATGTATTTCTTTCATTAATGCTTGTGTTGTTGCAGTTGAGCCAGCGCACCCTATTCCTATAAAGTTATTATCTCCAGTCTCGTCATCTCCATGATATGAAATTTGCCCAATAACCTCATCTGCGGTGCTTTCGCTAAAAAATATTGCTGGCTTGCCATCTCCGTTGCTAGTGGCAGAGTCGCTAGATATTTTTACATCACCGCCATCAACGTGTAATAGTGAGTGTGGATCAGTAGTACCTATACCTACGTTGCCGTTTCTTGTGATATTCAAATCAGTAAGAAGTTTTTGCTCGGCTAAAGTATCTTCAGCGGTAACGCTTTGGTTAAATACGCCAAAACCTAAATAGTTACTATCCCCTGTTTGACCCGCACCATGATATGAAATAATCGCGTGTGCTACATTAGCGTTATATTGAGCATTGTCATCATCAAACTCAGTAAATAACAGAGAGGCAATTCCATCAGCACCACTTGCACTATCGCTCGTAATTTTAATATCACCGTTTTGCACATGAAATTTAGCATCAGGACTAGTAGTACCTATACCTACTTTACCTGCTGAGTCAATTGCCATACGGTACGTAGCGTTAGTATCATCATAAATACTGAATTTACCATTATTGTTAATAATAGAAAAATCTGAATTATTATTAGAATCTGTAAGGAACAAGCGAGGAAAAGTAGATTCAATGCGAATATCGCCATCTTTAACGTGTAGCTTTTTATTAGGATTAGTAGCACCTATACCTACTTTACCGTCTGAGTCAATACGCATACGTTCGGTTTCAGAGCCATTATTACCATGCTTAAAGATAATGCCTCGATTGCCTGAATTTGCGCCACCAGATTGAATAATGCTAGTAGGATTGCCAGTCCCACCACCATGAAACATCAAACTAGCTATGCCGCTTCCAGTACCCTCATTAGTAATTCTTATTTGTGGACTGCCTAATGAATCTTTAACATGCAAAAGGGCTTGTGGATCACTAGTACCAATACCTACTTTGCCTGATGAGTCAATACGCATACGTTCTGTGCCGTCAGGCGAAACAAAGAAATTATTAGATAAAAATCCAAACTCATTTGTTGTAGAGCCTGTGTTTACCATTTCTATCTTAGTGTTAGAGGCTGTGCTTTGTAGGCGTACTGCGTAGTTACCAGTTGTTACATGTAACGCTCTAGCAGGATTAGTAGTGCCTATACCTACGAAGCCTGTGGAGTCGATACGCATGGCTTCTGTAGTGCCAATGTTAAACCTGTGGTCAGCAGCTATATTTTTTATAATAGAATAAACAGAGTTTGTGCGGTCATAGTGCTGTATTGTATTTCCATTTGTAAAATTATTAGGAAAAAACTCAATGCCTTCTTCTCCACTAGACGAAACAACAAATGAACCTGAAGGAGTAGTAGTACCTATACCTACGAAGCCAGTGTTGTAGTAAATATTACTGCCAGAAGTTGTCCACTGCGATGAACCGCCACCACCGTTTGCATCAACATAAGCCTTAACAGACTGCTGCGTAGGAACATGAGTTGCGCTATCTGATGCCATGTTATCTTCATCAATAGTACAACCTAAGTTATCGAAAGATATTGAGCTATCAATGATCTGATTGCCTGATACCTTTTTAGTTTTTTCCTTCCAAGTCATTACAACACCCTTGCTGTTAAAGTCATTTTTCTAGTAGCTGTTTTTACGACATTTTCAGTTATACCGCTAATAGTCTGTGCTTCAGTCCAAGTAGCAGTAACTTCAGTTGTTAGTTGCGATAAGCCTACTTCCGTTGACGCTCGCTCTAAAGAAACTTCAACATAAGGCTCACCGTCTGCATTAGTGAGATTTGTTCCAGTAAATCCAGTGTATGTTTCTGTTACACCTGTAGCTGGTACACCTGCTTTATTAGTCTCAGCATGAGTAAAGGTTACATTAGAAACGGCTTTAGGCACTGTGAATCTTACTTTGTCTATTGCATCTGCTTTGTCTTTTACAGAAAAGTTATCGTAGACGGCTGAATAACCCACACCCCCAAAACCTACTACTGCAATAATAAAATCACCCCCATAGAAACTAAAACTATGCGTTCCACTTGCAGTTTCAAAGCTGTTAGCTAGTTGGCTAAAGTCATTAGCATCATAAATTGAAACAGCAACAGTTCCGCTTGCACCGCTTGTTGTCTTGCTGTAAGTGCATTCTTTCAAGCCTGTTTCAGATTCTATAACTTGATATACAAAGTCATGTATTCCAACATCTGTTCCTGTTAAAACACCACTCGCAATAGTAAATGTTCCTTCAGTATTTACTTTAACCCAATCACTGTCTGTAGAGAATGTACCGTTAGTAACTAACTCTGGCGGGTCTACTCTATCTACTTCAGGGTCTACGTTTCCAAATCTAATTGCTCTAATTGCAGTTGATTCAAAAACATACTCTCTAGAGTTAAGCGCAACACCGCTAGAATTAACTTGTATGTAATTTATCTCAGTTCCTTCTTGAACAATAATACCTGCTTCATGTGCTAACTCAGTAAGTTGCGGAACTGTTGGCGATGAATAAGTTGCTGATACAACATTATTAATATTTTCAGGCTCGCTAGGATATACAGTGCTAGCTTGTAGGTTTGCAATCGTAGCACTTGTGCTTTTATAGCCTCTTGTATTAACAGCCCTGACAGATATGTCACTCCCCCTAGTTCCTGTTCTTGCATATAACTGACTTATAGAAACGACAATTTCATCATCTGTTGTTGTATATGTTTTATCTTTGCCTAAGGGTTTATCAACTATAACCTCATAATGACTAAAGTATGGTTCATAAGGTGAAGCACCATCTGCTAACTCAACACCATCCCACTTTACCTTAACTAATTTCTCGGTCTTTGAAGCCTTTTCACCTGTACTATAAACTTTTAAATTAGTAGGAGCGACAACAGTTGTCCCTGTATAAACGCCAATATCAGGCGGTATAACATAGGATTTCTGGTCTTGGCTTGCTGTCCAATCATAAACTGATGTTTCATTCTCTGCTGCTTCTACCTGTACTACTATTCCTCTTTCTGGATCAGGAATAATACTCATGTTGGTTATTTCAAATCTCTTAGGGCTAGCATTAGTCCAACCAAATCTTGAATTAACTATGTTTACATTATCACCAACCTTATACTTTAGACCTTGCATATTTAGCTGCATACTTATGGTCATCTGCATTCTAGACTTTTTCATAGTCAATTTAGCTAATCTCTGCGCTCTAGCCTGATTAGTTGTCATAGGCAGATTAAGGTCTAGGGATATTGTCTCTCCATCATTAACGGTATAGTCATCAGTATCACCGCTAGTAGTTTGCTCAGGGTAATCAGCTACAATGTAGTTCATTTCCTCAGATACAAATCTACCCTTTACAGTGTTATATAGACTAGACCTGCTTCTCTTTGTAGTAATCGATATAGGTGCTACAAGAATATCATCGGTGATCTTATCTGTTTCTGGTGTTCTATCGTCAAACGGCATTATGTGGAACTTGCCATTAGTGTAGTGCATCGTACCAATCATGCTAGATAGGATGTTTTCTACATTTGCCTTTATAGTTGTGCCGGTATCTAGGATGCCATCGCAAGTGTAGTTCTTTTGAGTGCCACTCAATAAAGTTATATTTTCATCGCAAACATTTGCTGCGGCAGTCAGTGCAGTCTGATCTATATTAGATGATGATTCTCCTAGACCGTACTTAGTGTCTAGTAAGTAATCATTAAGAATCAAAGCAGGATTGTCAGACCAAACAGTTGTAGTTGTTCTAGGGTCATATACCTTTTTGCCCTTAACAACAAAAGATATATTAGGAACGCCAGAAGTAAACTTATCTCTATCGTAGTCTAATCTAGCGTATACATAAGCAGTGCCTTCTAAGATATGTGTAGAATCAAAACCTGTTCCTGCATTGACTAAATCAGTATCAGCAGTAGTTTGTGTGCCATCTTTGAACTTGAGTAAGCAATGGTCATCCCAGTCGTTTAGATAGCTTCCGCTTTCCCAGACCTTTTCTTCATCAAAGTAAACTTCCTCATAGCCTTCTATCCCATGCCCTGCTACTGCTATTACTAAATGTAAATAGTTGTTGTCAGTATCACTAGTGTTAATGAAAACAATAGTTCCACCAATTCTGCATTTACCATAGATTATCTTTCTTGTGCTTGCAGGATCTCTGACGTTAAAGTTTACGCCCTGTGTGGTATCTAATTCAGCTTGTCCAAACAATGCACGACTAGCCGCACCTAAAGCCGCATAGGTAGCAGTCCAAGCAGCAAAGGCTTGATAACCTTTAAGATGTAAAAACCCAAACTTACCACCTGTAGCGATGGTAGTTATTGCCTGTACTGTAGCTGCGAATACTGCTGATGCCATAATTAACCTATATATTTAGAATATGCGCGTTCCACTAGATTATAACTCATTCTCTCCATTAAGGAATCAAATGGCGCATCAACTTTAGTGTTAATGTTAAATACACTAACGCCTAACTCTTTGAGCTTTATTTCTGCATATTTGATTAGCTTATAACCTGTCATACCTTTTCGAGCTTTTGGTATAACAAATATCAAATCACAACTTGCCATTATATGACTCTTACTGTGCATATTCGGCACAACACTGACTATTATATAACCAACAAGATCACCATCTTTTCTCGCGGTATAGATTTTTAATATCCCATGCGTGTAAGCTATTTCGTAAGCATTCCAATCAGGGTCTATTTTAATCTTATCTTTATATAATGCTGCTTTGTCCCAATGCTTTTGTAGTAACGGCTTAATATCATCTTTAACATCAAAGTATGATTCTTCTTGATATTTCATGCCTTCCCCTATAAATACCCATATTTACCCATCTTAGCAATCTGTCTTGCTGGCTTAGTGGTTTCACCGCCCCAGTTTATTGTACTTTCAGCTATAGTAGTAACGTAATCAAAGCCTTTATCTGATGGGTATTCTGATCTCTGATCGTTGCTTGTGTATCTTCTTTCTTTTGTCTTGCTTAAAGCTATGAGCTTATTTTCAACAGACAAAGATATAGTAGACTCCTCAACACCCTCATTAATAAGCATGACATCCATGAAGCCACTATAAATAACTATGGGATCACTGATGATGTTACCTGAACTGTCTTTAGCACCTAGACGAACTGTTACTGTTTTTCCCTGATATTCTTCGGACAAAGCCTTAGTCAATAAGGTTGTGCCATTAATTCCAGATAGATCAATCTGTAAGCCGTTTGCGCCTAAGTCTTGTGACTCTTCAATAGCGTTTATGCTTAGTAATTCACCAACACCAAGATAGGTATTTGTGTAACTTAAATCACCATAACCTGACCAAAGATATATTGGTGAACTAAACATTAAATCAACAAGGACAAACGGTCTTACCTGAGTAGCCTCAACAGCAGACTCCATTGCACTTTGTAATCCTCTAGCCATTAGACAGCCTCAATGCAAGCGAATGTAAATGGTGTTAGGTTATTTACTCCTGTTGACCAATCTACATTATTAGTTGATAAACGCCAAGTGCCTAGCGGTAAGGTTGTATCAATAGTCGCGCTGCTCATAGTTGTTCTTAATGGTGGCTGCACTTCAACAAGAGCAGTGCCAGTCTCTAGCGTAAGATACAGATGATTGCCTACAGAGAAATAAGTACCTGCATTAACAGAGCCATTAAAATCAACATCAGTATCACCCTTAGTACCTGACGCAGTTCTACTAAGAGAAACGCTCTGTAGCGGATGGCTCATCGTAAACGTGCCAAAACGCCCTTTTAAGCCAATTAAGAATGCTTGGAATACTTGGGCATCACTTTGCTGTAAAGGGGGTATAGTGATCTCTGCTTCCCATCTACCGCCACCGAAGTCATGCACTTGCTGTGCGTAACTAAAAGGTGACTCAGACATTGCAACAGATTTAACAAATCTTAGAGAAAAATTAGATATACCAATGCCAGCAGGGAATGTTAGTGGATAACTTAAAGACATATTATCTACCTACCAATGCTTTACTGTAACTACCGCCTCTAGCCCTAGAATCTGCTACCGCTGCTTTAGTGGCTTCTTGTATCTGAGGCATCATGTTTTGTATTTCTGCTCTCACTGTCTGCTGTACTCCTGTAGTTACATTGATTGTTTGATTAACTGTCCCAGAACCACCATTCATGCTGACAGATGGCTTGCTTGCAGGACTCATTCTAAACGGTTCAACTGAGCTACCAACTTCAAATCCAGATCGCATTCCTGCGTTGACCGTTGCAGAGCTAGTATCTGCTGATCCACTATTACCGCCACCGCCAATGCTCCCTGTTATTAAGTCAAACAAAGGCTTAGTTATATAGTATTGCAACAGCATTTGCGTAAGACTCCTAACCACACTGCGAGCCATATCTTTAAACGCATCGCTTGCTTTCTTAGTACCGTCAATAGCGTCTGTTAGACCTGCTGTGAATTGGTTAGCAAATACATTGGCTACGCTAGTTAGCCCTTCCTGTAGTGATGGCAAAGCATCTGATGCAGTGCTAAATGCGTCTTTAAGGTCGTCTGCTAAAGTTCTAGTATCTTTCAGTGGGTCTTTAATCTTGCCAAAAGTAGCTGGTAGAGAACCTAAACTGGCATTAAATTGTTGTATGCTTATAGCTGCATTTAATATTGCGCCACTGAAAGTTCCTACATTGGTAGCAAACTCTATAGGTGCATCAGATTGTTCTTGCCATCTTTTAAAGGCTAGATATACATAGGTAGCTGCATCAGCTGCTCTTTCAAGACCTTCTACTAAATTAGCAATAAGCCGCAAAAAACCAACAATAGAATCTAATATTTTTGTCCTTATCAGTTCTGCAAAAGCGGTCATGTCGCCATTAACTGAATTAATGCTTGCTACTAGCTTATCTTTAACTATAGTTGCAAGACGCTCTATAGCAGGTGCAAGTGCTGCAACTATTTGATCCTTAACACCCTTAAATACAGAGAATAACCGGTTAAGAGCATCATTGGCTCTTTCAACACCTGCTGCAGCAGTACCAGACATTACAATGCCTAGCTTTTCTGCCTCGTTAAACATTTCGGCAATGCCTTCTGCACCAGCTTTTAAAGTACCAACTAAAGCAACACCCTCAGAATCAAATAGCTTCATAGCTACTCGAACCTTATCAGCGTCAGTAGGTAGAGTTTTGAATGCGTCAGATAGGGCAATCATCTGCTGATCGAGAGGCATTTCTAAAAGCTCTCTAGCGTCTAGGTTTAGCTCACGCAATGCGCCCTTAGCTTCACCAGTGCCTCTTGCAGCTTCAGCAGTTCTTCTTACAAAACGCTGTAATGCCATATCCATTGTGGCGGTTGCGACACCAGTCTGCTCTGCAGCAAACCGTAGCCTACTCAGCGATTCTGTAGTTGTGCCTATTTTGTTTGCGGTCTTTGCTAATACGTCTGTAGCTTGCAAAGATTGGCGTACAAGCAAGGCTATACCAGTTAAACCGATAACACCTGCTAAGGCTGTTTTCATGCTAAATATAGCTCTACCGACAGCTCTTATGCTTTTAGTAACACCGTTGAATGCGCTCTTAGTTTTGTCGAAAGCTCGTATTTGTATATTTAGTTTTTGGTCAGCCATTTTGTTCCTCAACTAAACTAAAATATGCAAGCCATCCGTTAAACTCAGTAAGGCTCATTTCACCTATTTCAGCGTATGTTTTGTGTAACCTCTCAGCCAGTGCATACATATTATACATCTGGTGAGAGGACTTTAGTTTTTTGACGCTTCTTCCTGCGTTTCTATCTCAGCAAACATCTGGTTAGCAATATCTGATATAACATCAGTTTGCTCGCCCATCAGTTCAATGCGATCATCAGCCGCAGTAAACAACTTATCACCGCCTTCATCTTCTGCTTTCATTACAATCAGATCGACCATAGCAGCGATAGTTGTATTGTTTAGAAAGTCAGGGTGCTTCTTCTGTAGTCTGTTAAGGTCATTACAGGTTATTGGTCTGCAATATAACTTAAAGTCGCCAGATTCATCACCCCATTGTGGAACGACAACCTCTCGAACACTAACTTTCCTTCTTGTGCGTAACTCTTTAGCTAATCCCATAGTTTATCTCCCCAGATTTATTAAGCTGCTGATTCAGTAACTGCGCCTGTAGCTTGTAGCGAGAAGCTAGCTTCAACCATGCCATCAAAAGAAACGCTGATAGACTTGCTCGTTACAAAACCTTCGCCAACATACTTCTTGCCAGAACCAACACCATTAGGATAGATTTCAAAATCAATCTTCTCTGATGCGTCTAAATCGTCTTGTGCCGCGTCTGATGAATCCCAGTAGCATTCGATAGATACTGTAGCAGTTTTTTGACCTGCTAGATATGCGCGAGATGTATCGCCCATTACAGTGCTTTCGATAGTGTCTGCTGTTTCTTCAATGCTAAAGCTGCGTACTTCTGCAACTGCTGCTACTGTGCCGCCATCAGTTACTAATTTTACAACTCCGCTATTACCTGTTGCTGTTGCCATTGTAATTACCTCATAAAGTTAAAGTGTACCGCGAGTATATTGATACAGTACGCGGAGTGTTATGATTACCCCCCCAATGGGGTCAATCGAACCTTCGTCAATCTCGACAGATATAATCTGCGTGTCTAGCGCATTGCCATCTCGCAATCTATCTACATCAAGACCTTCTTCTATAGCCTCTATAATGTTATTTCTAGCAGTGTCTATTTCGCTGCCTTTAACATAACATACAAGCTGATAGTTAATCGTTGCCATACGCGATGAAAGTGAGCCGCCAACAGTTGTATCCTCTCTATCCTCATCAGCACTTCTGACTAATATTGCTGGAAATTGAGCGTTGGATAACTTCTCAAAATCAAACGGCTCGCGTGTAACGTACTTAATCGCAATAGGCTGTGTAACTGCTCTTAACGTAGTTACTATATCTTCTGCTATGCTTTCTCTTACGCTCATTTTAAATACCTAAAGAATACTTTGCCTAATTGCTTTTCTTCACTCTTACTAAAGCCAAAGAACGGTCTAGTCTTATTGTTCATGGCGGCTTTCTTAGCCTCTGCTGCTCTAGTAAAAAATATGTTAGCTTCGCGTCTATTTGCCTTAGTGGTCATAGAGCCAAGCATCTTTCCAGTAAAGTTCAGGTCTGGCTTATCGCTTCTGCCTCTACTCTCTCTAAATGCTTCGTATTTCTCGCTGTACTTTTTAAATGCTCCATCCTTGTAGCCCACACCATCTGCGGTGCGGTTTTCGATAATATTAACGCCCTCTTGGGCTGTTATCGACAGTGCCTTCTTAAAACTAGCACCAATGTTTTTGCCCTTCTTTTTTAAGGCTTTTTCAATCTTGTCAGCATTAGTAGTTAATCTGACTTGCATTATCTAGCCAATCTACCTGAGTGTATTGATTTCTTTTCTTCGTTGCTAACTACGTTGTCATCATTAGCATCGTATTCAACACCATCTCTCAAAATGCTTTCTAACTCCTCGCCATAGCGTGACTTGTAGAAATCTATCATGCTTTGGAATCTGTCGCCATCTACCCAGTTAGTAAGTTGTGGTAGTGCGTACTTCCATAAAACCAAGTATGAGGCGCATCGTGTAAACTGTGAGTCAGTTAGCAATGTGTCATTAAGCTCACCTTCAATACCTTTCTTGTCCCACCATTTAATTCGCAGTTCACGTTTAATATCCGCCTCTGCTCTTCCATGCTCATCAGTAAACGCGGTTATACCTAACTGCAATATGTCAGGAACTAAATTAACTAAATCTGAGTCTGTACTAAATGCCATTACCACTTCACCTTATCTGCCCAGTAAGCCCCAGACATCTTGCCTTTGGCTATGTTCTTAGCGTGTCTTGCTTTAAACGCTGCTCGCTTTGCTTTGTCTGCCGCTGATTCATTCTTTCTAGGTGGCTTATTATCTGCACCCTGTTGTCCGAATCTAATCAGTTTAATCTTATCTCCTTCTTTAGCTAATACGGCATGAGACTTAGTCTTGTGACCAGATGTCCTTTTAGGCTTGTTATAGCCACTGAACCTTTCGCCTCTATATGTAATCGCCATATTAACCTCAGAAAAAGAATAGCCCCCACCGAAGCAGGGGCATTCAGTCTTAAAGAGCCGCGTCAGCAGTGATTTTAACACCAAAGCTGTCATCTAACTCAGCAACACCATAAACAGCAGTAGCAACTAGCTCAGTGCCTCTGCGTGTAGCGTTACGTTGTGTCTCTAGGTTGAACTCAGACTTGAGAGCAATAGCAAGTGCTTCAGGAGCAAATACTGCTGCAACTGCGTCATCAGAACCATCGATAGCAACATTAGCTGACTCATATACATCGATACCTGCGATAGTACCAACATACCCTGAACGCATAGCTTCGTTTTGTAGCTCGCCGCCATTAGGGTTAACCATAGTGTTGGTTAGGTTAGCTTTCAAAGCATAGGCTTGGAACGGATGTACAACAGCCGCCATTGAGCCAGTTACTTTGTTAGCTCGTAGAGTAGCCGCCGCTTTGAATAGATCAGCAACAGTGATCTCTGAACCTGCCGCGCCTAAAGCACCGGAGAAGCCGGAGAACAAAGCGATAAGATCAGAATCAATCTTAGTAGCGATAGCGTTACCAAGAACTGTTCCTAGCTCATCAGCAGGGTTACCTGCGCCCATAGCCGCAAGATCAGTTAAAAGAACGCTGTTACCAACTTCTGAACAAGTTACTGTTACAGATGAAGTAGAAACATCAGTGTCAGCAGGAGCAGTACCTTCATCCAAAGCCGCTGCAGTTACCGCAGGGTATTTTGGAATCTGTACAGTTTTGCCAGCTTGTCCAGCAATGTTGTACTGAGTAACAAGACCTAACATTAGGCTTTGCTCTTCAGCAGTGAATCGGGCTTGCGCCACAATGTTTACAAATAGATCGTCTAAAGTTGACGAGTTAGTTCCTGATATAGCCATTTTAAAAACCTCAATAAATAGAAAGAAAAATAATTTAGCCTTTCCTCTTCATAGCAGCATAGGCTTCTTTGCCACCGCTATTCCAATTGTCGACCATCCAATCCACCGATTGAGGCTTCGGAGTAGAGCCACCTGTATTACCCATGCTTCCTGCACCGCCACCAGAGGCGCGTACAAAATGCGGATTAACAGTCAAAAATTCTGTAACCATCTCATCAACGGATAACAGATCACCCTTATCATTGTAACGCGGAGTTCCATTAGAATCCACAATCTCGACCGCCCCATCTTCATTTAGTCGAGTATTACTTTTTAATAAGGCTGTTACTTGTGCTGTATCAACTGCGTTATTACGACTAGCTGCACTGGTTAATTGTCCATCAATCAACGTCTCTTGCAACCTGCTTTTATAACTGTTGATAACTGCATCTTTCTTTTCGACAGTTTGCTTTAAGATAGAATCAAACTCTCCGCGCTGTTTCTGTTGCTCAATCTCAGCTTGTTCCTTTTGAGTAAGTAACTCTTTGGCTTCATCTAAGTTAAT